CCAGAGCAAAAAAGTATTTTATTAAAAGAATATTATAAAGACACAATAGGAGATATAACTCCTGAAGAAGTAAAACCTGTGGTAGACCCTGTAGTAGACCCTGAAGTAAAACCTGAAGATAGAATTAGACCTTCTATAGTAGAAGCTATATTTGCACGTGCAAAAAAATTAGCTGACGAAGATTTTAAAACAGATGCATTAGTTAGAAGAGATGGAGAAAACATAGAAATAGACGATACATTTGTTGCTGGAGAAAATAGTATCTACACACCTAGTGGAGTTTTAAATAAATATAAGCCATATCAAGACACAGAAGAAATTGGAAAGAAACAAAAAAAAGAAGAAGATAAATATGGGTTTACCATAGATGACAAAAAAGGACTTAAAAAAGTTAAAGAACAAAAAGCAAATATTTCTAAGTTAAGGGCTATAGCAGGTGATTTATATTTTTTAAACTCTAAACCAAAAGATGAAAAATTATTTGCAAAAGATAAAAAACAATTAGAAAAAATTAATACAACCATTAGTCAGTTAAATAAGCCACAACAATTATATATAAACAATATAGTAAAAGAATTAAATGGATTTGAAACAAAAAGTGAGCTTACACCACAAGATGCACTTAACTATAAAAATTTATACGAAAGAGTAGAAGACTTAAAAAAAGATTTATCATACACAAAAGATAAACCTGAAATTAAATTAATAAAAGAACAAATAAAAGAAGCTGAAATAATAAGAGATAACTTTAAAAATGAATATTTAAAAAATGACAAATTAGACAAAGCAAAAACTAAAAAATTTTTTAAAGCAATAGAAAAACCTTTATTTGTTGGAGAAAAAGTAAAAGCAAAACCTAGAGGTAAAAAAGCAGTAGTAGAAGACATAAGTAAATCTGATATGGTAAAAACTGTTGAAGGTTACGTAGAAGAAGCTACTGCAGGTTGGAAAAACAAACCTAAAATAAAAGTTGTAGATGGACTACCTAAAGAGTTAAGTAGATTAAAAAAAATTCAAGATATAGAGCTTGATTCTTTTTCTAAAATAAAAGGTATATTTGATTCTAAAACTGAAATTGTTTATATAGTTGCTCCTAATGTATTAAACAAATCAGATGCAGTTAAAGTTATATTGCATGAGTCTGTAGGACATTATGGATTACGTGCCATTCTTGGCGCTAAATACGCAAGCACTATGCAAAGCATTTACGCCAATGCTGATCCTCAAATTAAAGACGCTATTAGAGTTAGAATGAAAAATGACGGCATCACCCAAAATGGAGCTGTTGAAGAAATGATAGCAGAAGCAGTAGAAAGTGGTTTTGTAGGAAGAAAACCTGCAGGAGGAACACAAGGATTTTTACAAGCGTTAAAAAACTTTTTAGAAGATGCAATTAGAAAAATAACAAAAGTTTTAAATAATAGTGGAATACCTATGTTTAAAATAAAAACAGGTGAAAAAACTTTGTTTGAAAGAAGATTGGGGTTAGAAGATGCCGTTGCTCCTTCCTTTTTTAGAGATGTAACTGTAGCAGATCTTGTTGCTAAATCAGCCGACTTTGTATTTACAGGTAGAACAAAAAGAGCAGAGGGTAAACCTCCTAGTAAAGCTGAAAGAATTATGTTTAGTAATGCTAATAGCACTTATGATGATGTACTTTTTGACGGTTTTTTAAATCGTAATATATCAAATTCAACTGGCCCAAAACCAGGATTATTAGAAACAATTACTTCAAATTTGTTTAGGCTTGAATTTTACACTGATGGAGTTAAAAGACAGTTTTTAAAGTTTAAAGTAGCTGCGATGTACAAAGGTTCTTCTGTAGAACAAAAATTAAAAAAAGAATACAACAATTTAATAAGAGATTCACTAGGTAATATTCGTCCTGATATATTTATGGTTATGGCAGAACATGCAGATACATTAGCTACTGCAGTTATGAAGTTAGGTAAATTAACTTTTAACAAAGATGTCGGTTGGCAAGCTACTGAAGGAAAGGATTCTTTATTTGGTGTAGTACAAAAAATAGCTGATTTTGGTTTAAAAATAGGCGATGCTAAAAAAGGACAAAGAATTGTAAATGATGTATTAGTTGCTATTAGAGCTGATGATCTACGAGGAAAAGATATAATCCCTGATGAGCTTTTACCAAGTAAAGAAGCTGTAGCAGATGCAAAAAAAATATTAGCTCGTCATGAAGAAATAAAAGAAATATTTGAGGAATTTACTAGATATAAAAATGGACTTATTGATGCTATGGTGCAGGCCGGACGTATATCAAAAAGTAAAGCTGACGATTGGAAAGCCGCTGCAGGATATATACCGTGGAATAGAATAAAAGATATAGAAACATCAAAATTTAATGATCCAAAATCATTTATAAAAGAATTACAAACTAAAGATTTACGTAAATTAAAAGGAAGTAAAGACGCTGAAATAGATGATGTAATAAATAATATGGTTGGATTATCTTTTTGGATGGTAAATAGCACTGTACGTAATCATGCGGCTGTAACTATTACAGATGCGTTTGTAAAAAATAAATTAGGTGTTGACAAAATTAGTAAGGGTGACTACGACAAAAAGTCAAACGTAGATAAAGACAGAGTTGTTACTATTTATAGAAATGGAGAGCAAGAGTTTTACGAATACGAAGATGTTCTTGATGTATATGCGTTTAAAGGACTAGAAGTTGCGAGTGGCCCTATAATAAATGTTCTTACAAGTGCTTCTAACTTTTTAAGAAAAGCAGTTACAGCTACACCTCAGTTTGCAATTAGCCAATTAATTCAAGATAGTGGTCGTGCTATGTTGTTATCTGGCACTGATAACCCCTTTAGAGTAGCAAGTGGAGTTTTAAATCCTTTAAGTTATGCGTCTGTGAGACTAAATACAGACCCAACTGTAGACCAACTTAGAAGTTATGGTATTGTGGGTTCTTATGATTTAATGCAAGGTAGGGCGCAAGAAGAAATACAAGAAGAGTTTGGGTTAAAACAAAAAAGCAATACTAGCAAATTTATTTCTTTCTTTGAGAATTTTTCTATAGCCTCTGATGCACAATTAAGAAAAGCTGTATTCCAACAAACTTTAGCTGAAACTAAATCAGAAAGATTTCCCGATGGGGACGTTCTTCTTGCAAGGTATAAAGCGCAAGAAATAATTAATTTTAAACGTCAAGGTGCAAATAAATACGTAGGTATATTAAGACAAACTGTGCCTTTTTTAAATGCTTACATACAAGGTATGGGTGTTTATTTTAGGGCTATGTCTGGTACAGGTATTAGTAATTTAGAAAAAGCAAAAGCACAAAGGCAATTTTTAGCAAATGGTTTTAAGATAGCAACTTTAGCTTCTATTTATACTTTTTTAGTTAGTGGTGATGAAGAGTATGAAGGGCAAAATGAATACATAAAAGATAAAAATTTTATTATACCCGGCACTGGTCGTAAATTACCTGTAGCCCCTGAAATAGGGTTTTTGTTTAAAGTTATTCCTGAAAGAACAATAAATTATATAATTAAAGAAGGCACTAATAATCCTGAAGATGCACAAACTTTTAGGCGAAACATATCAAGAGCTTTTATAGACGCATTTAGTGGGCCGGGTTTAGCGCCACAAGGTCTTAAAACACCTGTAGAAATGGCTATGAATTACTCGTTATTTAGAGATGCTCCTATAGTTCCAAGAGGTTTAGAAAATGTAGCCCTTAGAGAACAATTTACTACTTCTACTTCAGAGTTAGCAAAAATGATTGGGGCTTATTCTCCAGTTCCTTTAAGTCCTATACAAGTTGAATACTTTATTAGAGGTATGGGAGGTATTGCAGGAGGGATGTTTGTAGATGCTACAAATGTTATAAGTTCTAAAGTTATGGGTAGAAGAGACTACAATTTTTATGAATACCCAATTGTAAAAACATTTTCCTATGACAAGATACCGTCAGGACAAAAGTCAGAATACTATGAGTTTAGAGATGAAATAGATAGGGTTACTGATACTGTTAACATTTTAATAAATCGTATGGAGCCTGAAAAACTTATTGAATATTTAGAAAAAAATAATAACCTCAAACTTTATGCTTTAGGTCAATCAGTTAGAGCAGTACAAAATGCGTTATCAACAACTCGTTCAGCTAAAAAAATTATAGACAATGACAAAGATCTTAGTCCAGAAGAAAAAAGAGATAAAAGAAATAATTTAGATATGTTAGATAACGATTTAATATCAATTATTAATATTCCGTGGATTAAGAAAAACATATTAGAAAGATAAAAAAATCCCCCAATACTTGTGGAGTAAGATATTGAGGGACGGAGCGGCCTTTTAATTGCTTGGAAAAGGAAAGTTAAACCAAACAAAAGCCTGAGTGAAAATTAATTCTATCATTCCAATCTCCAACAACGCAACCCATACATATCTTTTTCTACAACTTGTTTGCATATAACCTTATATTTACGCCTTTGTGCCTCTTTATTTAAGTAATTAGCCACAGGTTTTACGTCCAAACAAGGTATAAAAAAAGAGCTATTAACTGCAAATTTAGTCCATAGTATCTTCATCGGCAAGTTCATTATCGTCAGCATTTGCAAAAACCTCTTCGTTAAAAAAGTCTAATTTATCAGTATCAAATACTAAACAACGAACACCATCAGATGCCCCTGCTAACGTACCTGCCATCATACGTTTCTTTTTTATGCCTTTAAACGCCTTGTTTTTCTTATAAGGCACCAACGAGTCGTCATAACTTATAAAAAATCTACCACAATATTCTTGATATGCCGCATTAGATACATACAATATCTTAGTATCAGGCTCAAAACGAGCAACTAAAGACATGCGTGGTTCTTTTATTGCTCCCATTTCTATACCTGTACGTCTGTCTATTTTGCCATTTATAACAAGTATTCCGTGATAATACTTCTGTAAAAACCCTCCTAAAGATTCTCCTGATTCTACTAAAGAGTCTTTGTTACTCTTTCTGCTGTTTTTAACTAAATTAACCGCATGGTCAAATACAGGCTTTATAGATATGTCATGCAGCCCTAAATTTTTAGCTATTATACCTCCAGTTAATGCTATAGCTGTGCCCGCCGACCAAAACCTCTCTGTATTTTTTATTTCCGCTGCGGTATCTATTTTCTCGTTTACCTTATTTAATAAGGCAATAACTTCTGGTAAATTCATAGCACAATATTTTACAAATGGCTCTATGGCGTGTCCGTAATTATTATTTAATCTACCAAAATGCGTTTTAGACCACTTAGGGTTATCATATGGGTCTTGCTCTACTTTGTCCTCTAATATACGTAGTAACTCAGGTTCAGGAAAAGACTTAATAGTTAATAAAGCATCTTTTATTCTTCTATTAGATGAGGTAACTACAGGTATAGACCAAGTTGTATTGTTTTTTCTCTCCTTGTTTGCCTTTGAATCCATTCTGTTTTTGCCTCTACCTGATGTAATGTCATAAACTAACTTACCCATATCTTCAGGTTTTATGTCTGTTAACTCATCAATAGTAGGAGTTAAACTTTGCATAGTTCCTAACCTTTGTAGCCTGTGGTTATGTGTATCTTTGTAAGATAAGATTAAGGATTTTGGGTTTCCGTAAATACTATTTATTGTATGTAAGACAGTTGACTTTCCTGTTCCTCCATCTTTAGAGAACAAGTTTAATAAAAACCCATCAAGCATACCCTCACCAACAAATTTCATTAAAGGGCCGCCAAACCCCATAAAAAAAGCAAAAGCCCTGTTAACCCTGCTTTCTTCTGCATAAGCATTGATAATATCTTTCCAAGTGTGAAAGTCTCCCTTTGGGGTAAACATAGGAACTAAAGGTAAAGTAACGATTGTAGGAGGACTATACTCAATATCTCCGGTAGATTTTATTTCTTTATCGCCTAATATAAACGCACTGTCGTCTTCTAGCCAACCAAACTGCTTTCTTGCTACTTCTGCTTTACCTTGTGCTTGTAAAGATTCTACCGATTTATTTATATATTGCATGAGAAGATCCTGTTTTTTTCCTAAAGCCGTTACACCGTGAAAAGACACGGCACTTAAAAATTTATCTTTTGCTAAAGCAGAACTTAGGGGCATTAAAAAATCTCTAACACCATCTTTTGGTAAGTGCAGTCTTAATAAAAGAACTTCTCCTTCTTCAGGATCATGTATTCTCTTGACTACATAAAAGTCATATGGGTATATACATTCGTCTTTAGGTACTTCATCACTGTTCTTTGGTATATCTGCTTTTCTATATACACCACCTACTTTACCCCTGTAGAAAGGAAATGGGTAAGTTGGTATATTATATGTTTTTTTCTTTTCAGTGCTACTCTCAACTGCGCTAACAACATTATCTTCTTTAGATGCTTCTATAATTTCTTTACCAATTACTATGGGAGAGGTCACTTTTAACGAACAACCTTTACACAGTTCAGGGTTTTCTTTCTTAAACCAACTACACGTATATGGCCCTTTAGTTAAAGATGCTTTCCTAAGTGCTTCTCCTTTATTGTAGTTAGGGTATTCCCTAGACATAATACTAATGGCTTTTTCTTTGTCTTCACATCTTTCTGCAATTGATAAAATTGATCTCCACAAGGGTTCAGATAATGTTTCTTGATTCTCATAGGCATATTTAATTTGAGCGCAACCTTTATCTTTCATAGATTTAGAAAAGATTGTCTTAAACGTATTTTTGTAATTAGCTTGTAGGGCTAAAGTAGTAGCATCTAATTGACGAGGAAAGTTTTTACTTTTTAGTTCATCAAATATGGATACCTTTGCCTTTAAAATATGCTCTATAGAATCTAAATTTATACTATCTTTTTGAGATATAACCTCCACTGGTTTTGGGTTGTCAATGTCTTTAAAATTTAAAGTTTCTGGTACACGTAGTATTTGAGCAGAGTTTGCTGTGACCCCACCATCTACTAAAAACTTATGCTCCTCACACAAATCTTTTAACGCATTTGCCATAGCAATCCATTTTAAAGATTCTATAGCTTTATTTAAAACCCAATAAACGTGAAGACCATTTCCCGAATCAACTATAAGAGTTGGCTTTGGTAATTGAGTAGTCTTACAAAACTTCTTTAAAGCAGTTAAACCTTCTTTTTTATCTTTATATGGTTTTAGTTCTCCACAGTCTATGTCTATAAAAAAAGTTTTAAGTTCTTTAGCACATTCTTTTGTGCGATGTCCTGCATCATCATAAGACGCAAGTGCAACATAAACATCCCACTTTGTTTCTAAAAACTTATCTGTATGTGCTATTAACTCATCTAAAGTATTACAAAATTTTTGACTTGATTTTTTTCTCGTTGCTCCTGGAGCATCTTTTAAAGATACAAAACAATATGAACCTGTAGAAGGTAAAACGAAAGAAAAGAAGTCCATTTTTGATAACATAAAAATGTCCTTTCAGTAAAATAAGGGGGTATAAAACCCCCTTAGTCCTTTAATTTACTAACTAATTTTTCTACTTTCTGTAAATGCGGTTCACAAACTTTTGTAGATCCTTTAAACCAATTGTAAACTGTCATACGTGATACTTCTAAGAACTCAGCAACATCAGTTACAGGTATATCGTTCTTAACACACATAGACCCCAATTGGACACCTAGTAAACCTTTATCCGCACCCTCGATTGTATCTATAAAGTTTTTTGAATAACCTTTTGACATATATCACTCCTCGTCATCATCCCACTCGTCCAAGATTTTACCTAAATCTTTTTTAGGAGCAGGTGCTTCTTCTTTTTTAGTTTTAACTTTTTTAGGTTCTTTTACTGGCTTAGTAAGTTCTTTTACTTCAACATCTTCAACATCTTCTGCAACATCAACATCTACAGTCGTGCTATCAGAACTCTTAGAAGATTGAGAAAGAACCCAATTGTTGTAAGAATTTACCCACTCGTTAAAGTCGTTAAATGTTGTCTGATCTTCTTTACTCAAGTCAAACAAATTCTCAGTGTCAATAGATACTTTAGGCAAGTAAAATTTAATCCCACTAGGAACTGATTTTTCTTCAGTGCTTAGTTTCAATTCGCATTGAGGAAGAATAAGATTTTTTGTAACCATTTTATTAATAGGAACACCCAATGTTTTAAAAGCATCTCTATTATCTACTTCCCATACAAAAGGAATAGGTTCTACAACAGATACTGTTTCGCCTTTTTCATTAGTAGCTTGATTAAAAGTTGCCAACCCAAAAAGCACTCTAACTCTCTTAATGCTTTTCATTAAGTCTTTTGTTTCCTGCGGTAAGCTATCAAAGTCTTCTATGTACTTACTAGATCGACCACAGTTAACACCACCATCTGTATCTTGTAAATCAGATTTTAAATCTAAACCCATAACTGATTTAACGTAACGTCCAGACTCTCCATCTCTTACATACCTTTTGTACATAAACCTTTGGTTAAATAATCTTATAGAAAGGTTTTCTTGATATATTTTTGAGCCATCAGTATCAAGACGCTCTAGGCAAAATTGTCCTGCTTCTACTACTTGATAAGGTACATTCTGTTTACCTTTTATAGTAGCTGTTCCTTCAACACCCTTGTGGTCTATTTTTAATCGTGGCAATGTACTGCCTTGTTTTTTTGCAGTTGCATCAGCACTCATACCCATAGCTTTTGCTAAAGCATTTAGATCACTCTCGCTGACGTTGGTTAAAGATAGGTTTGACATAAAGTTCTCCTTTTATTAAATGTCAGATGACATGCCCATTACATGCACCAAGTTAGAAAAATTGTTTTTATTTGTTATATCTAAATCTGATTCATCAAAAGATGTTTTGAAAGATACGTTAATTGCTTTTTTTACTAATGCAGAATCTGCTTGTTTTAATGCTTCATCAAACTCCTTATCCTCTAAAATACGCACTGGTTGAAAAGTTATACGAGTGCCATAATCGTCTGAGTTTAAACACATCTCCGTTACAACTGATGTTATGGGAGCGCCATTTTCAGCTATTTTTTTGCAGTATATTTGTAAAGGCCATTTCTTTACTGTACCCTGCCCAAATATAGATTTAGATGGTATGTTTAACTGATAGATATGCCCACCAATATCACTTTCTAAAACTACAGCAATACGTTGTTGAAACTTACATGCACGACTGTTCCCTGCACCGGAACCTTTAATATTTTGACTGCATGTGACACATGTATCTGCTTGAATCTTGTCAGAGGACTCATGCGGTTTAACACCATCAATCGAATAACAATCAGGTTTTCTATAATTATTTTCATCATATTTACCTGTGTAATAAATTCTTGATATGTGTTCAGCCGCACCTACAATCACTACATTTAGTGTAGCTTTATCCTCACGATCAATTTCTCTCCCATCAGAGAGAAACCGCCACATGTTATTTTGAATACTTATTCTTTTCATTTATGATTTTCTACGCACAGTTACTGCATATTTACTGTCTACGTTTAATCCCGGAGGTAGTTTGTCAGGGTTTTCTTCAAGATAAGTTGACATATTGCCTTGTGCTATTCGTTTTTCTAACAAGTCTAATTGATCGTTGTCTTTAACAAACTCATACATAGAGTTCCAATCCGTTGTCCAATATCTTTTAGAAACTCTCCTAGACACAGTGCCAAATTCAGTACGTAAACTATCTGCACCTGTTTCTTTGCATACGTCTAAAAGAGCCGTCTCAACTTCTTTTAGAGTGTCTTTCAAATACTCATCTTTCTTATCGTATTCGATTTGTAACTCCTTACGTTTATCCCTTATTTTTAGATAAACCTTGACCAATTTATCTACTTTCATTTCTTCCCCTTATTAGTATTAAATATCACTATTAATTATTATAAGTAAATCTTTTACAATGTCAAGCGTCTTCTAAAATATTATTGTATAAATCTATCAACTTATTATGTATGTCGATTTTTGATTGAAGCATCTTGTACATTCTTTTTTCCACAGCCGAACCTTGTAAGTGAACCACTGTGCAAGGATTCTTTTGTCCGGCTCTATGAACTCTTGCGTTTGCCTGTAAATACGTTTCTACAGACATAACTGCTGACCAGTACACAACAACATTTGCGGCATGTAAAGTTACACCATGAGATGCGGCTTGTGGTTGGATAATTAATACTTGTGGTTTATCTTCTGTTTGAAACTTATTAAATATATCCGTTCTTTTATTTACAGAAACATCTCCATGAATTACTTCACAATGGTATTTGTTTTTAACAAGATAATCTTCTATTAAATTAATTGCATGTCGATAAGGTGCAAACACAATTACTTTGTGACTTGCTTCGTCAATTACTTCAGTTAAAACTTTTAGTCTATTTGATACGTCAAATTCAACTGTTTCTTTGTTGTCTGTATATACTGCACCGCAAGATAACTGTAATAACTTATTTAAGTTTGCGGCCGCATTAACTGTTGTTATTTCTTCTCCTGCGGCTACTGCCAACATATTTTTTCTAAGTTGCTCGTAGTATTTGTCCTGTTGTTTTGTTAAAGGAATATTTCTTGTGGTATATGTCATGTCAGGTAAATCTAAACATTCTTCCTTAGTAAACCTAATTGCAGGTTGTAATGCTTCATGCACTATATCTTCTGCTTTATCTTTTGGCCGCCAAATAAACTCAGATACTTTATACATAACAAGATCTTTAAAAGACCCAAAATATTTCGGTACGCCAGTGGGATTAATTATTCTCGCTAACCCATAAGCATCTGTCGGTGCCTGTGATGCAGGTGTGCCTGTCATCATCCAAATCCATGAATGAGGTTTTATAATAGAGTTTAAAACTTTCCATCTTTTTGTAGTAACAGTTTTATATGCGTTAGCTTCATCAACTACGATTAAATCAAATTCATTTTTATTAACTTCGTCTCGTACAATTTGTAATCCGTCATAATTGCATATGACAAACTCTGCATCCGAATTTACTACTTCTATTCTTTTATCTTTAGAATAACTATGTGCTATGCCAACTGACCTGTGTATAGCAAACTTAAATAAATCAGATTGCCAAGCCGATTGCATTATTGATAAAGGGCATAGGACTAAAACTCTTTTTATCAGTCCTAATTTCATTAGATAATCAGCCGCCCATATAACGCTTCCTGTTTTTCCCGTACCTTGTTCGTTAAATACAAACGCACGTCTATGTAATGTCAGGAAAGAAGATGTTTTCTTCTGGTGTTCAAATGGTTTATACATACCTCCCCATTTGTAGTTAGCCATGATAGGGGACGGCACATTTTTTATTTTAAGATTTTTTAATACTTGGGCTTCTTCTAAACCCCATTTGACCATTACTTGGTGTGAGGTTATTGATTTACTTTTTGGTATAACAGAAGTTATTTTTTCCGGTTGCTTTACTTTAAGCAATAAAGCCTTGTTGTTTATGATCTCCACGTACTCTCCTTTTAAATACTCGTATCGACCAAAGTATCATTTTTAATAATACTTAGTCTAGTTTAAAACTCGGCAAACACTATTTTACTTCTTTTTTTTATAGTTGCGTGATCTATTTTTACTTTTTGATTCTATTTTATATCCGTCTTTATTTGTACCGCCTTTACTCAATGGTTTCTTATGAGAAATATCTTTGCCCTCTCTCTTATCTGCTTTACCATTTTTATTTAAATCTTTACCTTTTTTATCCACAGCACGTCTTGCACGTTGACGTTCCATTCTTGCTTTATGTTCCCCACGTGCTTTTTGTTTTTTATATTCTTTTTTGTAAGGTCTTTTTTTATTTACATAAGGCATGTTATTCCCCTCGTCCATTGTGCGAACAACTTAATACTGCACAATAGTTTCTACAAGTAAAATTTGGTTTAGCGTTCCATACATCTGTATTTAAAGTATTTTCTAAGTCATTAGTATTAGATACCCAATACTCCCAACACTTATCTTGTTCTCCAGCACTAAAATTTTTCTTAATAAGTTCTTTAGTAATTATAAACAATAACCCTGCTTTTATCTTTTTTATTTTAGGAAAATGTTTAAACATAGCTAAAGATAGTATTTCTAATTGCTTTACATCAGCATACCTACTGCTCTTGCCAGTTTTATAGTCTATTAGATATGCTTTGTTATCTCCTAATACTATTAAGTCTGCGATACCTCTCCACCATACTTTTTTGTCAAAGAACCCACATGGTTGCAAATCCTTAGTTAAACCCATTCTGTATTCACACAGTCTGTCTCCCTTAATTTCTTTTATCTTACAAAGAGTTTCTTCTAAGTAATTTAATTCTTTTGGTAAAGGAGTGTTTTCTTTCACATAAAATTCAGCCGCTTGGTGTACTCTGTTGCCAAACAAAAGGGCTTCACTTTGAGGTTCTACAATATCTTTTAATATTTTAAGATGATGGTATTTTTTAGGGCATTGTTTAAATAAATTTATAGCCGAATAAGACCATGTATAACTCATTTAATCTCTCCATAGTTACCACCAAACCCTACTTCACAATCTAATGGTAAATCTTGACACCAATCTGGTCGCCATTTCATACAATCTCGCACAAATTCAACTGCTTTTTCAAGGTCACTATCAGGAACTACACAAGCTATAGCATCATGAACTGTAAGCACTACTTTGTATCTTTTAGATATCTTTAACATCTGTTCCGCAATTATACACCTAGCAAGGGCTTGACATATGTTCTCTATTAACTTACCACCATATATTTTGGTATAACTATTTCTAGTCTTGTACTCATATTGGGGTCTGCCATCAGGGTCATACACCTTACGTAAACCTGTGTACTGTTGCCATAATCTATTAGGTAGTAAAAATCCTCTTTGTTGAGGGTCAAATCTCAAAACCCCATGTTTGCCTAAAGTATTAGCTGTGATATCTACCATGCTATCTAAACATTTATGCCCTTGTTTCCATAGATTTGATATATTACTATAAGTTCTTCTATAGACATCAACGATATGTGTTGACTCTTCAAGGGATATCTCTGTGCCAAAAGTTTTTAATTGGCTCTGAAACTTAACTGCTCCCATACCATAACCACAACCTAATATAGTGGTTTTACCTACAAATCTCTCAGCTTTTGTAACCTCGTCAACTGATTTGTTATATATCCCAGCCGACATAATTTTATAAACATCTTCTCCATTTGCAAAAGCATCTACTAAATCATCTTGTTCTGACAACCACGCAAGAACCCTTGCTTCAATCTGAGAAGAGTCAGCATCAACTATTGTGTACCCATCTAGTGATTGAATCGCTGTCTTTAACTTGTTCGCATCATTACCTCTTGACGGCAAGTTTTGAAGGTTTATTTTATCTGACCCTCCCCATCTGCCTGTGTGAGCCGCATAGTATTTAAGGGGAACTGGCATCAATCCACGACTAGCTATGTCAATAAATCTTTCTGTTCTAGTTTCCTCTAAAGTAGTTTTGTTACCTAATCTAGCGGCTACTAATATCTTTATATCTTCATTCTCATGGTCAGCTAGTTCTTTAAACTCTTCATCAGTCTTTGCAAAAGCCCATGTCTCCTTGCCTGTTCTCAAACTAATCTTCTTAGGGGGGACAACACCTTTTTTATGTAGCAACTGCGCAAATTTATCGTTACTCATGAGAACGTCTTTACAGGTGTTTGAATCTTTTAATAGCTCCGCCTTCCTTATTTTCGTACTATTTAAATGATCCTCCAATAACTTAACATCTAGTTGTAATCTAGGTTCTGTAAACATCTTGAGGGTAATATCAATAATTTTTAGTTCACCGGGGGGAAAAACACTATAGAGTTTCTCAAATAATTTATATGTGAGATATACGTCATTGCGACAGTATCCACCATAGCGTTCTAGTTCAGAGGGGGAAAAATCTGACCTACGTTTACCTAACGCATCTAAAACTTCTGTGCCTTTTTCTCCTAAACCATATCTTTTTGAAAGATTAGCAAGGCTTACAGAAGAGTATGCTCCATTAATTGCACGTGCCATACATAACGTGTCAGCTAATTTGTAAGGGTGTATATTAAAATACCAAGATAAAATAGCACCATCAAACATCATGTTGTGTGCTAGTACAACAGCTTTATCCCAATTAAATTGAGACAACCATTCTTTTGTTTCTTCTCTAGTGCCAGAAAACCATTCTGTTTCTTCATCGTTAACTTTTAAACCAACACCAATAACTTCAAATTCTTTACTGCGTATATATTCCTCAGTAGTTATTTTTGATAGCGAATATTTTTTATCGTAGTAAGTTTCAAAGTCTATAGTTATAAGCATTACAAATCTACTTTGTTCAGTAAGTCATCAAACCTTTTACCTTTAACTACAAACTTCTCCCTCTTGTCTTGGGAGTTAACTCTTATACTAAATATTTTTTTATCCACAAGATGTTTGGTAACACGATAATGTAATGTGCTAGGAGATGCTATAACATGTTCTATTAAAAAGTCAGTAACTCTAACATCTCCTTTATTCCATTTGTCTTGAGCAAACGCAATTATTTTAAGATCCACAGAATCTAAACTGTATACTTTTAATAACTTCACAAATCTTTGCAAAGTAGATGTTTCTTGTTTCATAATTTATTTCTCATTATTGAATAAAAATGCGTTGGTTTTTTTGAGTTACCTTTTATATCTGTAAATTTTACTTCTACCACCTTATGTTCTAAAAGCACTGGTAAATATCTTTCAATGCTACGTACACTTACTTTCATTTTTCTTGATAATTGCTTTTTAGATAGAGCGTAGTTTTTTTCTAAACATTTAAACAGTTGTATTTGTCTTCCAGTATGAGGTCTTCTCAAAGAGTTCTCCCCTCTAGTATTTGACAAGTAGTTAGCATAGTCTCAACATCTGAAATATTTTTTTCATTAACAACAATAGCTATACCATTATTGTTTTGTATATCTCTTATATTTTTTAGTTGTAATGCTGTAGGTTTGTTCTTACCTGCTTTACATTCAATACCAAAAAAATGTCCTTTATAACAACCTACAATGTCCGGCACACCACTGCTACCATAACCACCTGTCATAGGATAGAAATAATATGCCTTGTGTTCTTTCAGTATCGCTACAACTTTGTTTTTAACTTTCTTTTCAGGTGTCATTATTTTTTAAGGGAAAGATATTATCCAGTAGTTGTGTGTATTTTAAAGGATCATGACTTATGCCGGACATCGTTCTAGGATAATTAAATAAAATATTAGGTTGTTTAACTCTCCACTTTCTAAAAGAAATTATATTTTTTTCTATTTTATCGCCTACAGGGTCTTGTTCAAAAAGTCTAGCTTCCACATAACCTGCTTTTTTGTACTGCACCCATTGTAAAAACATATTTCTTTCTTTAAGATATTCTTCTAATACCTGTGTGCTTTTGAGAGATAGTCCATCAAAATGTTTAGTCGATTTGTCACTAAATTCCATAAAGTTTTGGTAATTTTCAAATAATATATCTCCGACATATATAAATTTAGGCCTTCGAAATATTTTTTCACCATTAAATTCTTCAACATATGGTATACGATGAAATTTATTCTTTAACCATTGGGGCATACTCGAATTGTGTATATGAACTTTAAGAAATTTCAATGGGAATTTAGTATATAAACTTCCATCATATCTTTTAGTCACTTTATCATTGGGGCTATACATTACGATTGGTTCTGGTTCTGGTAACGTAGTAGGAGGTACCCAATATGGTTCTGGTAACGGAAGAGGAGGTGTCCAATCAAGTTTTTTACTTTTTTTCTTTTTACTTTTATTAAAAATTGCAAATGGTAACTTTCTCTTTTTACTTTTATTCATAGCCATAACTCATCTCCTTATTTTTCCAACTGTTCTATTAAGTACGTCAACGTGTGGTGTGCTTTTTTAATATCTTGTAATCCACCTTTGCCGTCAACATCTTTAACATTCACTCTTGCTAAATATTTAACAGTAGTGCCTAATAAAAATCCTTTGAACTGTGCAGGACTTAGCCATTGCTTTAAAACTTCCCACGGCTCTGCCCCCATATCTTTATAATGCGTACCACCAATTTGTGTGTCAGTTGCATCAGGTTCTTTTTTACTAAACATTATTTAATACTCCCCTCACTTTTTTCCTTCAGCTTTTTTTCTTCAGCTTTCATATAGTCTGCTTGCTCTTGTGTCATTGTTGTGCTGTTAAACTTTTTAGAATCAAAAAACCCCAAATCAGTCATCTCAGAAAACTTTTCAAATACTTTAGCCCCTTTTTCTGGGGATTCATTCATAGCATTAAAAACTAACAGTCCAGCGGCTATTTTTGGGTCAAATGGTTTTTTAGAGTTATCCGGTTTTTTAGAAGTATTCTTCTTTTTATAATCTGAATACTCTCCAGCGTCCAACCCATATAAATAATTTAGAGCTGGCAAAAAAAGTTTTAACATTTTTTTTCTTGATATAGGTTTACTCATTCAATACTCCCTCCAAATATATGTGTACCTATGTGGTTAAATTTAAGTTTTGTATTCGCATACACTTTCCCACCATGCTTTCTCCACAAAGCACAGAAATGATAATCCTCAGATAATAGACATCCGGTTTCGTCAATACTTGTATCAAAGAATTGTTTTACAAGAGGTCTAACAAACTCTCCCTTTTCGTTTTGTTTTGTCGATGCCCTGTACTCAGGAACATGTGGTGCTAACTTCTCAAACACTTCTCTTTTAATAAGCATAAATCCTGTGCCACCATGTCGCACCTCCACCATACCATCTAAGTCAGGCTCTACTTTCTTGACACCATGCGGTAAATTTAAAACAAATGACGATGAGTGATTAGGTAAATCAACTTTGCCTTTGTTCGCAGCCGTAGAAACTTTACCCCAATCTAGTTCTTTCTTCGGATATATTCCACAAGCTACATCTTTATCTGCTTTGTACAAAGTAGCAATGGCTTGATCGTTAAAATACATATCAGCATCAATAAACATTATGTGTGAACACTTTGTTTCTTCTAAAAATAATCTAACTAACTCATTTCTTGCACGAGGTATCAAAGACTCATTCATTAAACTTGCTAACAAAGTCTCTACTTGTAAACCTTTGAGTGTATTAATAGAGTTCATCAACGCAATAGTGTAGTGTCCTGTACACATACCACCATACATTGGTGTAGCCACTAAAATAGATTGGACTACTGATTGTGTTAAAGGGGATATGTTCAACCCTACTTTTTCTTTTTGTGATATGTCAAACATCTCTTCTAATTTCTCATCAGCATCTTTAAGTTCTGCTTTGTCGTATGGGGTTAGACTATCTTTAAACTTCCCTGCGATCTTGTCGTTCATCTACTTTGTCCTTTTCTTTGTTGTAACAACCTTTACACACCCAACCATTTTTATTTCGTCCACCATAATAACCAACACGTTTAAACTCGCCACACGTCTTACAATAAATCCGTGGCTCAGTCATCTTTTTTTGGTTTTTCTGGGCCGTAAATATCGTAGTCTCGTTCCAAGTCGTCCATAAACTGTGACCACATAACGCATGGGGTTTGTTCTCCAACATATGCACCCTCTATATTAAATTCAATATACTCAAGTGCTTCCTCTGGAGTCATACCATCTCTTGCAATTAAAATTGCAACGATCTTTTCGCCAGAATAAATAAGACGATCTTCTCGTCTACCACTAGAATCCCAAATGCAAGATCGACCAATCAGGGCTTTGTCTAACCCATCTATTTTAATTAACTCAGTCATCTTTCTTTCCCATCAAGCATTTCCCAATGCAAACGCTCACATTCGTATCGTAGTTGTTCATGTGTCATATCATATTCTGCTTTACCTACTGTATAGCCATCATCACGACCCACTTGATATGCGTGTTGCCAGTGAGATTTCATTTGCCCTACGTTCATTTCCATAAAAAACAGAATAAGAACTGCTCCAAAAACAAAAGATAATATATGTGTCATTTAATAATTACCTTTCTGACCAACTTTGATGCTTCGCCCATTAGATAATGAATACGTTTGTTTATAACAAATTTCTTCCATGTCTTAGAATTAATTATAAGTTCGGGATTAGGTTCTACGTTATTGTTAAAAAATATAGAGGGGCTAACAAAGTTGTTCATACCAACAGCCCCAAGTTTTTGACCAATAGAAAAAAACCTATAACATTGTTTATTGTTATTGGCTTTGTAGGTTCGTTTAAGCACTTTGCGATTTTGCTCTAAATCTAATAATAAATGTCTACAATAATTCACATCATACTTAAATTTTTCCGCAAAAAATGATGGTGTGTACCCCTCTGTTTTAGGCTTTGTGTTGATATACTCTATAATTTTTTCTCTAAGTTTTGATTTTTCACGCATTTAACTCCTCCAAATTTTTAAGTTCTTTTTGTATGCAAATAATTTCTACAGGAGATACATCTAGCCAGTAAACTGTATCCGTTATCCTTTTACCAAACCCTTTCACATACACACCTCTGTCAGTTATATTCACTACAGATATCTTTGTATTTATAATACTGGGTAGTGGAGGTACATTTATATTAAGAGAATTATGTAAAGAAAACATAGTTCCATTCACATACTCGTTGTCAGTATATTCAAATCTAAATCGTATGTAAAAATTAGTATTGTTTTTCATAACTAAACCTTATCTCAAGCTAATCTTTCTGTCAACACATATAATTCTGTGTCTCCTATTTTAATAAAAGAACCAATACCATGCACTATGGCACTTGTGACATTTTCCGATCCCTCATGAGACTCTCCTTTCATTAAAAGTAAAGACATACTAGATTGAACAATGTCAGGCATATCTTCTGCGCAAGAAAAAACTTTTGATTGAAAGGTGTCTCTTTTTATGTCATAAGATTTATGGCGACCAGTATCACAATTTTCAAGAGTTGCAAGTGTATATAACTCACTGCCATTCGCTGATCCGTCTGTATATCTTCCACATATTTTTACAACAACGTGATAGTTATAATTACATTTGTAATACTTGACATATTTTTTGTAATTAGGGAGTGCATTTTCTGTTATGTTTTTAAATAGATCAGTGGTAAACTTTACATCTTCGCCAAGAGCCATAATCTCTTCACACAAAGTTTGCACCACCTCATGAGTACATGGTATATCTTTTGTGAATTTATCTTTCAATGACCGTGAATATTGTGATACAACACTATCTCCAATGTCTACCATATCTCTAACTATTTTATAGAACTCAATAGGTTGAAATGAGTTTACAATTTCTCTAATAGCAACTCTTGGTTTAGTAGTTTTAGTCGTACCATTTCGTTTAGATATATTACGACCAGTAATTTTGTAGTTCACATTGTACAAACCAAGTGAATGTACACTCTCTTTAAACTCAAACTTAATCTCAACGTTAACAATAGGTTCACGTATAGCTGACCAATTAAAGCTATCATAATTTCTTACTGCTGATGGTGTACCATCTCCACTCATATCAAATCTACTATCACATATTTTTATGTGATAAGTCTGAGGAAATTGAGAGTGTGTTCCATCAATTTTTCTATTACCGATAAGTTTAATTAAGTTGTATTTACCCGCATGAGTTTTTTCAAGTGCGTACTTTAAATCTTCAAGCCATGTTTGTACACTACTGTCTGCTGTTTCGATATCTACAGGTTTTTGTTTAGTGGTTGGCATTTTTACTCTCCTTTGTATTTTTTACCTTGTCATCATCTGACAATAAGAAATCAATAAACCCACAAAATTCTTTCTTTAACATATACAACTTGTGGTGTAAGTACAAAATGTACGTCACCAGGATGCTACAAAAAAACGCTATCTCTTCACTCATCTCCACTCTCCTTTTGTACTATAGACATTAAGTCCCCCTGATTTTGCGTTTGACATCAACAGTTTCTTTGGTTACAAGTTTGCCATATGTAGGTTTCTTTGCTTCCAAATCGTAAAATTCAACTGGCACATTTAACTTGTTTGACCTATAGTGTTCGTCTTCCAAACTAGCAATGTGTGATTGCACCCATCGCAAAGCATTTTTTTTGCTATCAGCTATTACTGTTATAACAAAATCATTAGTTTCTCGGACGGGAACTTTATAAACTTTGTAATTATCGTTAAATAGATTGTCTTCTTCTATGTGAGGGTTTCCTTCAAAATATCCATTACTCATTGTGACTCCTTTAATTGACGTTGATAATCTTTCTCCAACACGTCTTGCATTACTTTCCAACCACGTGTTTGTACCTGTTTAGCTAACTCCAATATTTCTTTGTCATCAGGCACAGATGCCCACCTTTCCTTTTCTTCACTCATTCTTCACTCCTTTATTGCAGTTGATCCCAACCGCCTGATTGTATGTTCATTACATTTATAAGTTCTTTTTTAGTTTTAATTGTGTATTTATAAACGTCCGCATAAACAGGTGTGTATCTTTTGTGATCACTTTCATCAGCTAATTCTTTTTTAAGTTTCTCAGCGTCTTTCTTATTTGAAAACACTTCAAAAGAACCACTACCACCACCTACCACATATATAATCATTCTTTACTCTCCCTTTCTGTCTACATACTTCTTGCACAACAACGTAATGGCTTGACTGTAATTCAAACTCAAACCCATATCTTTCTCCATGATTGATTTAACGTCATCAATTAATTGTCTTGCATCTTGTCTTATCAACAATGCTTTGTAGCTTTTAGGCATTGGCATTTTTACTCTCCTCTACTTTAGTTTTGATTAGTTCCCACGCACTACTAATTGCCCTAATATCTTCTCGATACTCAAGTTCATGTATCACATCACTCAAAGAGTTTTCAACATACTCCGCAAGAGTTTGCTCTACTAATGCAACAGCTTCTTGCAACTCAACTTTTTCTCTAACAGTTTGGTTCTTTGTGTGAACGTCTTGCAGTAACTTCTTGTTGTTTATTTGTTTACACATCTTCACTCTCCTCTGTTTTAAGTCTGACATCTAAAACTTTTGTCATTACTTTCTCTGATGGCTTATGTATTTTTACTGTGTAGCAACTTCTGTCCATGAGCATGGCGATAAGAGTTTCGTCTACTTCTTTAAATGTTGGTTTCTCAGACAAATGATAACCATAATCTTTTTTAGCCATTACTTTGTTGTAGATTAAAGTAACTATTGAAGTAAAAAGAGATTCGTCACAACACATTTTTTTAAGACGATCAAATTCATAAACAGGGTGTTCAGGTATATGCTTTTTAAGTTCTTGATACGACCAAGTTGGGTGTGTTGATGGGAAAAATCTATTTATTGTTTCTGTAAGTGAGTAACTAGATTGATGCCAGTGTCCCTTTCCGTAATTTTTATCATAGTCCTCAACAATTGCGTTACCTTTTTCAATAAACTTAGGCGAAATATATCCATTTGATACCTTGTCAATAATTCTAAGTTTGTCTAAGAAAGGTTTTATTTGTTCTCTAATACTATTTGTTTTCTTTCTATCCACAACTTCTTGTACTATCTCGACATTATTAAGACACTCGTTCCCAATAAAAGTTAAAGGTGCGTTTGAAATTAAGGGATAGTATTTCCCTCCAACTTCTACCCAAACATAACCATTTCTTTTAGCACACGTGTATGGCGAGAAAGCATCTATTACTTCTGACGTACCAATACTTGCATGCTCTCCTACATCAAGAGTTATTCTGCCATCATGGTAGTAAGTAACATAATCGGTGTTATAACTACTGGAACTAAGACCATAATAAATAATTTTAAACACATCTACTTCTTCAAAATCAGGATCTGTTTCTTTGACAATACGATACTCTGTGGCTCTCCTATTTCCAACAGGTCTTACATCTTCCACACGACCACGAATAGGTTTTACACTCTCCCATCTATTTTTTGCTTGTTCATAGCTACATATAGTGTGTCTATGATATGCACCTTGTGTGCAATTACTTGGTCTAAATTCATATGTTGGGTTACTCATTTTCACTCTCCTCTAAAATATTAATCTCAGCTTTGGCGTTCTCAATACAAGCATCGGAATCACTCACACCTATACCTTTCTCGTAAACAACCACCTCTCCGTCTTTGTCCACAATGTCGTAAACATACTTTTTTATCCCTGTTACCATGTTGCAACTCTCATAAGGGAAATCCATAATTGCGGATACAATTATGTCGTAGCCTTTGTACTCAACAAGATCGCCTTTCTCTATCATGTTTTTACGTATGTGATTAACAAGGTTTGTTTCCACTTTCATACTGGCTCTCCTTTTTTAATTATTTCCATGATGCTGTCTGCTTTCTCCAGTAAACCTATGTGAACACCAATCTCTATGTCGCTGATATCAGGGTTTTCTTTTCTTATTTTGCTAACAAACGCTTTACCAATCTCTATGTCGCTGATATCAGGGTTTTCTTTTCTTATTTTGCTAACAAACTCAGTTTCAAGTTTGCAACACTCCTCAATGTCCTTTATCATACTGGCTCTCCTTTTCTTCTACGTACACTTGTTCTAGGTAGTTTCAAACTACTAGGTTTAAATGCTCTCCAAAGTTCATTCAATGTAAAAAATACTAATCCTCCAACAGCCATAAGTTTAAGCATATCTCCATAGTTGAAATACGTTATGGCATCTATACCCTCTGGTAAGAAGTAGTCCAATGGCTTTACCCAATAGACAAACTGACTCGTTGAAAGAAAAGTAGTCAACGCTACTAGTAATATTAAAAACGCACATTTTCCTTTACTCACTTTCACTCTCCTTTTGTTTATTTCTATAATCTGAAATCTTTTCCTCAAACACTTCTTCGAGTGCATCACACATATGCTCGTCAAAAAAGTCTAATGTTACGTCATCCTCAACGCTGTATAAAACTTGCATACATTCATTGTCATCTAAAAAATCTATTGGCAAATCTAAATCTCCTAATGCTTGTCTAACATCATCAATGTTCCACACAATTGCTATTGAATTAGTTTCATTGTTGCCGTACCCATAGTTCAATTTTTCTTTACTCATCTTCACTCTCCTTTAGTCAATATCAACATAAACACTCGTACCAACACCTGCAACTATCTCGCTACTTGTAATACCCCAAAACACAGGGCAATCCCATTTACCCCAATTACCAACATATCCATCTGTGAACATAACAACGCATTGTGGGTTGATGTTTTTGTCCTTGATGTACTCTGGTACGCATCTTGGGTCAGTACCTCCACCACCTCTAGGTTTAGTTGATGAGATAATATTATCTAACTCATGTTGTTCGTATGACTCAGGTTGTTTGATGCTTGTATCCCAATACACAAGTTCAACTTTTTCTGGGTTAATATCTTTGCATATCTTAGTTACTTCTCCCAAGAACGCTGATATTTCGTGTTGTCCAATAGAACCTGATGTGTCAATACCAATAAGCAATTTACCTGCTGATTCGCCAACGAGTGACGGCAAGTAAATGTCTTGATGTATCCACCTACGATTTGGTCTACGCCATGAAGATACTTCTCTGTCAGAATTGTTGCTAATTAGAAAGAGTCGCATCATTTCTTTCCAATCAATCTTAGGCTCAAGAATCTTCTCAACACCTCTTGGTACGTTGCCACTCATTTTCTGAGCCAACATCTTACCTTGACGTAACGCTGTGTCGATTGTTTCTCTTATTTCTTTTGCCTTGTCTTCGTCTTTAGACATTTCTTCTGCCTTATCCCACAAGTGGTCATCAAGTGTTTGCCCATCATTGCCACCGCTTGATTGTTGTCCCTCTTCTTGAGAATCACTACTAGAGGTTTCTCCATTACCTTTACCCTTTCCCTTACCTTTTTTGTATAGATCATCAAAGATTGTCTTGGTATCTTGAATGACATCATTGACCCTGTACTTGTCATCACACAACGCACCCTCGATAGGCTCAAGAAATTTCTGACTTGGATCAATGTCATACTTAATAGTGAGATTGTTAAAATGATCGGTAGCCATATTTGCACACATGGGGTCTTTCTTACGTAGTGGTTGCCACACGATTAGGTGCATAGCCACAATGTGCATAATCTCATGCATAATGAGATATCTAAGTTGACCATCAGTAAGACCCTTGACGAAATCATCATAGAACCAAATGTTGTACCCATCTGTACACGCAGTTCTACAAAGACTTGCGTCATCAGTAACAAACATAGGACAACTTAGAACCAATGGAGAAAACATAACTGTGCGTTTGTCACTTGTCAGACTTACTTTTTGCCTGACAATGCGTTTGGTTGTGTCTAGTCTTGCCATCTCTACTCTCCTTAAAGATTAAACTTACTAAGAACATCATCAATATTTCGCTTGACAGTATGTCTTACAGAATCACTTTCACGTAACTGTTTCGCATCACAATTAGCCACCGCTTTTTGTGTTTCATTAATCAAGTCAGTAATGCGTGGGTCATCTGTAAGATTTAGGTCATGTGCTACTGAACACAAGTCTGTGATGTTGGTAACGATTGTGTCTTTGAATGACTGATGATAGATGGTGTCGGTCTTTGTAACTTTAGGTACTGGCAAGTCTGCAAGTCTCTCACTTGCTTTTACCAAACCATCTTTGATATCGTCACAAAGTTTTGTCATAGACTCAAACAACTGATTCTCTAACAACCTAGTTTGTTTCGCTTGTATATCCACCAACACATCATTAGCAACTTGTACTTTGAAATCGCCATCAGGCACTTGTAAATAATCATGACGAAAATCAAACCTGTACCTCAACTCATCTGGGTGTGGGTAGTCTGCTTGTGTGATTGTATCTTTCCAATCATCTCTTGAATGTTGTCTCCAGTAATCTATGGAAGATAAAACAGACTTCTCATAGTTATCTTCTTCAAGAAACTTACTCCAAGCATTGGTGTACAAGTCCTCAAACTGATTCATCTTTGACACAAAGAAATCAAATCGTTTCATGGACAGCAACTTCTCTCCATGTGACCACACGTTGGTGTGTTTGTTTACGAATGATCGGGCATCACTATCAACTCTTGTGATTGCTTTAAATCTCTCGTCATTTTGAAACAGATTGACTTTCATCAACAACCCACGTGTGTCAGCAATCTTTGTTTTCTCCTCATCACAAGACTTCTTGCCGTCCCACTTGGATATGCCAAACCTCACAATTACACAACGTCTGTATAAGTTGGTAACTGACTCAGCGACTTTGCTTGTAGATAATTCCATTTCACTCTCCTTAATTAATAAAAAATTACTCTCGGAGTACTCCGAGAGGGAAACAACAACTACAATTAAGTAAACAACCACTTCATTTCTGTTGCACGTTTAGTAAACGCATCACAATCAATAGCGATCTCTTGCTTTTCTTTACTAGTCATAACTGATCTATAAAACACACCCTCATACTCAGGGTCATACCTTTTGAAATATGTGACCAAACTGTCAAGAATATTTTCATCAAGTAACGTCAACGCTTTTGTGACTACCATAAACTTAACTGCAACATCTTCTTGTTTAGGTAAAGGTGCGTTTGCAGGGTCGGTAACAATCTTATTCCAACTAGGCATCTTGTCAGCAAACTTCTTTAATGCCAACAAAGTCTGTGAAGCATACGTACCAATAGCACCCTTGAGCATACCTCTCAACACACGCTCAGAAACCTTGTCACTTTTCTTGATGATCTTACTCGCCATCTCTAATGTGTATGGACACACAAACGCTTCCACACTTGGTTCTCTTGCAGGGTTGAATATCATCTTGTTGTCATGCCCTTTTGTATATGAGTCTAGGCAGTTTGGGTTTTCTTTGACGAAATAAATAACGAGTGGGTCAATGTCATTGTCTATTGCCCATGAACCCCAACTGTCAGGTTCGATCTCATTGTTGAGTGGGTTAAGTCCTGCACGTGGCTTTTCTACTCCTACTCTGACAGTACGTCTTTTGATGAAAGGTTGCGGTTTATCTCCACACCCATCAGTTTCAAGGTTAGATGCACAAAATACTATACTACCCTCTGGTGCTACCCAATCATTGAGCCTACGATCTTGAAGAAATGATGCGACTGCGTTTAGTACAGTTTTAGGTGCCTTGTATATCTCATCAAACATAATACAAACTTTCTTACCTTTAAACTGTGAACCAAAATCAGCATTGGGTACAAACTTACTTACTGTGACACCCTCGATCTTTGTCACAGTTGGTAATGCAAGATCGCCAACGTCCATACGTCCCATGTCAAAGATGTGATAGTGGTAATCATCAGTACCAAACACCTTTTTAAGTTTGCCCATTGATGCGGTCTTACCAATTCCTGGTTCTCCAATACCATTTAAGGTCAAGTCTGTACCATAAGTTGCGATAGCATCAGCAAAATCATTTACTGACATATCTCCCAAATCTGCTACGTAGTCTTGTTTAGACATAATTACTCTCCTTTTAATTAAGATTACTCTCGGAGTATTCCGAGAGAGAAACAACTTGTTATATACATATGATATATGTATACCTTTACATTGTCAACTACTCACACCTCCTTTCCTATATGCCACTTGCGGTCTAAAGGTAGACCCCAAAATGTGTTTGCAAGTTTATCTCCAAACCTTGCGTATTTCTTACACCTCAACTCATGGTCAGGACGTTTATCTCCTGCTTCTTTTTTCCCATAAAAATACCCACGACTAGGAGTCCAGAACTTGACTTGTCGCCTACACACAGTCCTTTTCATAGGTCTACGTTTGGTTAGTTGAAAACAACGTATAAATCTCATCACTTACCCTCCTTTCTTTGGTAGTCACGATTTATAGAATAATCACAAGCAAGGTTCTCTTTAAGTTTTCTTCTTCTATCAAACCTCGCTTTCATCTCTCGGTGTCTGCGTTCATGTTCAAACACAAACGCTAGGTCTTTAAGACCAAACCCACAACTCCACTTTTTTCTCATTACTCACACCTCCCTTTCTAAAAGTTTCCTTTAGCTACTTGATGGCATACCAATCCATTTCTACGCCACATATCGACAACTTCATCTCGATCGTCTAGCACTAGGGATATACGTTTTTTCCAACCCATCTGCACGATCTTTGTATTTTCTTTCCAAGAATAATTTATTCGTTTCTCTATGTATGGCTTTATCTTTCGCCACAAAATTTCTTCTTTGATTATATGGTCTGGTCTATAATCGCCAAACTCACGCATGAATAAATTATTCTCTGCACCGATATAACCCTCAGTATGATGTAGATTATTACTTGTTAGCCAACACTCAGTTCCTAATCTATGCTCCTCACTTCTAGCGGAACAATAGATAATGTTGTAACCACTATCATGAAATAAATCTAAAATGGTTCTTGTGGTCTCAATAACTTTATCCTCTTCTTGCTCGGCAAAAAAAGATTTAAAGTCTTTTTTCTTACCCTCAAGATAATGCCGTCTATGTTCACAATCAGAAATAGTGCCGTCAATATCACATATAACAAACTTAAAATTAGAGTTCTGTACTGAATCTAAACCCAACATAGAGTCCTCATCATCTTCTGCACCAATGCGTGGGTCATCATTCCCCCAAGCTACCTCATCAAGTAAAATTACGCTTTTAGTTTTACCATTCATCACTCATACCTCCTCATTTTTTATGGACAGTTCTTAAATCATCTGGGTTGTGTACGTACTGATACGCTCCCTTGTTAAAACCAATCGTTACTGTATGCACTTGTGGATTTTTCCTATCTTCAATCTCCTGACAAGGTATGCACGTGACATGGTTCATATCTGCACGACCTTTTGGGATAGGGTCATAACACAATACACACAATGGTTGATTGTGTTTACCAACTACCATTACACACCTCCCAATGCAACATACACAACAACAAAGAGCATGGTCACAAAGACCATGCCCCAAACAACCCACTCCGAAAAATAATTAATCATAATCTAATTACCTCCCCCTTTTTTTCTCCCTCCAGTAACTCCACGAATGTGACTGAAGATTGTAACAACTTGTTGTCACCACTGCCACGATACGTATTGCGTTTTATCGTGGGTTCAGGTACATACTTCTTTAATGTGGTTTTTAACTCGTACAACTTTGTTACTTGATCTGGTGCAAGGATATCTCGTAGGCTACTCATTATTGAACCCCCAAATTTAGATGTGTGTAGTTACGTTCTTGTGGAACATCTCTGTTTGCGTCTGCCCACTGCTTGTCATAGAACTTACGCATAGCCCTGTTTTTTTCTTCAGGGGTTAACGAATACTTCTTGTTTTTATTTGACTTGATTGTCATTTCACTCTCCTTTAAATTAAAATAAAAATTTACAACAACACCAACAGGGTGCTGATATACGCTCGACTCTCGGAGTACTCCGAGAGGAAACCAAACGCATATCGCCACCCTGTTTTCAAAATGACGAAGTTCCTCTGCTATTTCACGGCAGTTCATTGTAGTGAGGTTAGGAACAAAAAAGGATTAAGAAAACTAACGTGCCAACACGACACACTCGACAAAACAAATCGTGCGTTAGTAAAAGTAATCACAGAGGTACTCACAACGTACAACGAACAAAGGGAGGAAGTCCTAAACTGCCATACTCCAATCGATAACTAGATCAACTCCACGACAGAATTGAAATGGTACTGCTACCGATCTTCTACGTTACTGAAGTTCTAAGTATGCTAAAGATCTCGTGCCTGTATGAGCGTGATACGTTGCCCCTACTCTGTACCAACTCTCGGAGTACTCCGAGAGGTTGGCGTTTTTCAAATTGTTAAAGATCGTGGCTACACTCTCGGAGTTACTCCGAGAGGTGCTTTCCAACTGTACTACAAATACCATTATATCATAACCATATTAGATTGTCAAGGGGGGGGTCAAGGGTGTAATGTTCCACAATGTTCTGTAATGTTCCATGTAAAAGTACACGATAAATTTCAATTAGATCAACGTGTTGTGTGGGATAGTGTCGGTTTGTTCCAATGTTCCACAGATTATAAACGCCTGCCGAAAGTCTCTCTTGACTCTCTCTTTTTATTTCTCTTTATGTATATTTATTTTTTCTGGCGGTATATATATTTTTTTATTGTAAAAGATACCCCTGTTTTTTACAGTAATTGAACAAGAATATCCTTTTAGATCAATGCCTTATATAATGTTCCTCATGCTGGAACATTGTGGAACATTACAAGCACTTTCTCAATTAAATCAATGCTTTATATTGTACTCTTAAAGTAGAAATCTTGGAACATTGTGGAACATTATACAGTGTCAACCTCTCGGAGTACTCCGAGAGGGTCTTTTGAAACCAGTTTTCACATACCCATTGTAAAACTCTCGGAGTACTCCGAGAGGAAGATGGTCGCCCTCTCGCCAGCTTGCCCACTTGACACCAGTTCTGGCGTTTCCGCCAGCTCGCCGACTCCCTGCCGACCTCCGCCTTCTTTTGACACCAGTTCCGCCCAAAAAAAAGCCCGCATAAGCGGGCTAATGTTAAAGAATTGGTTTAACACCAATTCTTTTCAAAGAAGTTTTCTTCCTCGTTAAAAAGCGAATTAATTTTAGCGAGGTCATAAACTGCACAAGCTAATTCTTCTATCGAATCGGCGTTTTTAGGATCATTTTTTAAACCTAGACCCGTTCGTTTAGAATAAGTTTTATATAACCCTTCTAAACTATTGCGGCTATTGGTTTTTAATAATCCCTGTACTACAGAATCGTTTAATTCTTGCTGAGTGTATCTGTAAATCATTTTAAATGCTCCAATAAAAAACCTCTCGGAATGCTCCGAGAGGTTAAGGTTAAGAAAATTACACTTTTACTTCATTAATTATAGAGTCCTGCAAAAAACCGATAAGATTTAAAAAATCTCCATACTTTTCAGTTTCTCCTTCAGGAATACTATTTTTACAATCGTTAAGTTGATTGTTAGCACTTGTGGCCATCGCTTCCATGCCACCTTTCATATTGCTAGGAATCGAAAGGCTTAAATGTATTACTGCATCAGATCCAGAAGTTTCAAATTCAACTTTTTTGGCTGGTGCTTTTTTCTTGGCCTTTCCTAGTGTAACTGCACCTCCAACATTAACAGCCTTTCTAAACTTAGACATATAAGTTTCAACAGTACTGATAGAGTAAAACTCATTCAAACGCAACGCTAATTTTTGCGAGAATGTCGAACCCTTCATTGCCAC